TCCACCGCGAGCCCGAGCGTCGCGCGCACCGCGCTCGCCGTGTAGCCGGTCGCGGCCTGGTAGGTCACCCCGCCGACGACGAGGTCTTGGTCGTGGTCGGTAAAGCCGAACACCTGGCTGTCCGCGCGCGTCACCTTCCACAGCCGGGCGAGCGTGGTGGGCGAGTCGGCGAGGTGCGCGGCCAGGGCGACGGAGAGGGTGCGCATGTGCAGACGTCTAGACGCGCACTTCGATCAGCTCGATCGACTGCCAGTCGGTGACCAGGCCCGAGGGGTTGCGCGTGATCGCGCGCAGCCGCATGTCGTCGACGTCCAGGCGCACCGGCACGTCGAACTCGCAGGCGATGGTCAGCGTCTCGCCCGCCTGCGGGTAGGCGTAGCCGGTGCCGCCGGAGGTGTAGGCGAGGCCGTCGGTGTCGGTGCTCAGCGTGTACACCGCGCCGGCGATGTTGGTGATGGGGTGCGCGAGGCCGTTGAGCGACGCCGCCACCGTGCCGGTGATGCCCGAAAGATAGAGCTTCTCGCCGACGGCGAGCGGCGCGAGCGCCCCGCCCAGCGTGACCGAGGTCGTCACCCCCGGGGTGAGCGCGGCGACCGCCGAGCTCGCATCCGCCACGAAGGTGATGACCCCGGTGGTGGTGTCGATCGCGATATTGCCGGCGCCGGCGCCCGCCGTCACGTCGGAGCCGCCGCGCTTCACCGTCGAGGTGCTCGCCACCAGCTTCTTTAGGTCGCGGTCGGCGGTGTAGGCCCCGGAGGTGTAGCGCTTGATCGCCTGATAGGTCGGCAGGCCCGTGCCGACGGCCCCGGTGCCGAGGCGCCCGTTCGAGTGCGTGGTGGTGTAGTCGTTCCAGTACTTGACGCGGAAGCGGTTCGCCTTGCCCTTGGCCACGGCCACCATGAAGGCGAGCGCGGCGTCGCGGTCCGACTCGTTCATCGGCGCGAGGGCGATGGAGTAGCGCCGCCGCGGCGTGCTCCAGATCTGGTTCGCCGTCTCGTGCCCCGACTCGAGCTCCACCACGTCGGTGAGGAAGCTCGGACCGCCGACAGCGTGGAAGGCCACGCCGTCCGGAAAGCGCGGCGACTCGATGAAGGCCATAAACCGGGACGCCTCTTACATCACGCGCTGGGCGCGGGAGAGCGCGGCGCTCATGTCGGCGGCGATCTGCGGTGCCGCGGCGCGAAAATCGCGCGGGTTGGTTGCGCCGTTTACGTTGACGACCACCTGCACGGGCGCCAGCGCGTCGTTCGGCATCACCCGGCCCGAGCTGCCGGGCACGAAGAGCTCGGGACCTTTCTCGCCCACGAGGTAGGGCCGACCCGCGCGCACCGCACCGCCGTCGGCGCGCGCGCCGCCGAAGATGTCGCCAAACACCTTGCTCGCCATGCCACCCCAGTCGACGCCCTCGAACGCCTTGCCGGCGGCGTTGAGCAGCGGCTCGGTGACGAGCTTGCGCGTGCCAAAACGCAGCAGGTCCTTCTCGATGCCCTTCAGCACGTCGTCGAAGCTCTTCCACTCGACGATGGCGTCCTCGGCCGCGGACGTGAAGATCAAACCCAGGTCGCGCGCCGCCTTGCCGGACTCCTCGAGCGCCTCCTTGCGCGCGCGCTCGGCCTCGAGCACCTCCTCGCCCTGCCGGATCGCCTCTTCCTGCTCCAGGTCGATCGACTCGAAGAGCGCCTTCAAACCCTCGTCGCGCTCCTTGCGGATGCGCTCTTCCTGCTCGATGCGCCCCTTGGTATAGGCCTCCCACGCCTCGCGGCTGTCCTGCGCGGCCATCTCCTCGAGCTCGACCGCCTTCTCGGAGCGGAACTCCGCCTCGCGCTGCGCGCGCGCCGCCGCGCCCTTGTCGTCGTCGCTGGTCTTGCCGCCGAGCACGATCTTCGGCGCCGGCAGCATCCCGGCCTCGAAGGCCTCCTGGTCGGAGATGCCCGCACGGCGCCCGGCGAGATCGCGGTGCAGCGCCGTCTGTTGCGCGCGCACGAAGCGCAGACGCTCCTCGGCGGCGGCGGCGATGCGGTTTCCCCCGGGGCCGCCGCGCTGCCGTGCGTTCTTCGCCGTCTGCTCGAGCCGCTCGATCTCCTCGTCGAGCTTGCGAATCGCGGCGGTGTAGTGCGCGAACGGGTCGGTCTCCGCCGTCGCCATGTCGGCGATCTCGCGCAGGATGTCGCGGATGCCCAGCAGCGTGTCGCGCACCGGGCCGCCGATCTTCTCGCTGCGCCCGAAGGCCTCGAGCATGTCGTTCCAGGCCTTGGTGACGCCGGTGGTCGCCTGGGTGAGACCGGTATTCATGAGATCGGCGGTGCCGCCGATCTTCGACTTGACGATGTCGAGGAGCGCCGCCTGCGCCTCGATCGCGCGGCCCTGCGCCGCGAGACTCTTGATGTGCTTCTCCTGCTCCTCGGTGAGCTTGCCGATCATTGCACCGATGCCGTGCGGCCCGGAGATCGCCTCGGTGGGTGCTTGGAGCGCCTTGCCGAGCATCTCGGCGGCGTGCGGCACATCGGTGCCCATGAACGCGGCGAAATCCGCAGAGACGGCCATCGCGTCGCGAAACACCTGCCCGTGGATGTTGCCGAACTTGGTCAGGGCCGCTGCTGCGTTGCCGAAGGCCTCATCGTCGAACTGGGTGGTTTCGGCCAAGCTCTTGGCGAGCGCATCGATCTCCTTGCGCGTAACGCCGGCAACACCGCCGGTCGCTCGCCATACCGCGTTTAGGCGGTTCTGCGCCTGCTCGGCCTCCATGGCCGCGCGCGCGGTCTCGCGCGTGAGACCAGCCAACACCGTGGCGCCGATCACGGCGCGGAAGGTCTGCCCCATGCGCGAGGCAGCGTCGCTCACCTTGTTCAGGTTCCGCTCGACGGCGGCGAGCGGCCCCGCGGTGCCGTCGCGCGCGGTCATGTCGAAGTGCTGCTGGTGGCGCTTGACGGCCATCAGATTCTCCCGGAGAGGAAGCGGACCTGCTGCTCGAAGTTCTTGTTGAAGGTCTCGACCGCCACCTTCTCCAGCGCGGCAATGACCGTCTTGTTAGCGAAGGCCTGCGGCACGCTGATCGAGGTCAGGTTGCGGATCGGGTAGCGGTCCTTGCCCACGCGCCGCCACACGCCACGGTAGCCGGTCGCGGTGTTGGCGGCGATGAAGGCGCTCTTCACCGTCTTGCGCCCGCCCTTCACCTTGATCTTCACGCTGGTGCCGGCGCGGTTCTGGCGGGCAGCGAACTCGATCAGCCCGAGCCGCACCCCCTCGACGATGAGGCGCGCGAACAGGCTCTTCTTGTGCGCGCGGCGCTTGCGCAGCGCCGAGGTGATCGCCTTCTGCCGGACGTTGTACTCCTTGCGGATCTCGCGCCCGGTCTCGGTGGCCACCTTGTCGATGGCGCGGTTGAGCGCGCGGTAGGTCGCCTTGTCGATGTCCTTGCGCAGCGCCTGCACCTCGGCTACCGCGCGCTTGATGTCGGTGCGCACGTCGATGCGGACGCTCATCGCTCTTTGCGCTCCCTTGCCTTCAGCCGGAAATGCGCCTGCGCCAGGTGAAAGTCCTCCACCGGCATGGCGCGGATCTCAGCCGGCGTCTTATGCAGGACCTCGGCCAGGTAACAGAGCCATCTCAGGTCGGGGTCCTGCTCGAGTTTTTTTCCTGGTCCTCGACGCTGGGCACCATCATCATGCGCAGGCCAATGCGGCGGATGACGTCGGGATCGGCCTCCTTGCGCAGCCAGCGCTTGTCCTCGATGGTGAAAAGCTTGCCCCCCTTCTCGTCGAGCGCCTTGAGAACGAGTACCTCGACGTAGGCGAGCACGTCGCCGTCGCGATCGGCGGCGGCGCGGAACTTCTGCCGCTCCTCGAGGTTGATGGGGTTGTAGTAGACGACGACCGGCTTGCCGCCCTCGCCCCACTCCTCGACCTCGAGCTTCAGGACACCGGGCGCGCGGTAATGCGCTCGGATGCGGTCGATGAGGCTCATACGGTCGTCTGCGCGAGCGCGCCGCTGCCGCGGAAGTTGAACTGCGCCTCGACCATGCCGTTGATGCCGGCCGAACGGCGCACGCTCTCGACGATGCCGGTGCCGGTGTAGTAAGCCGCGCCCGTGCCGGTGCCCTCGCCGTAGAATTTCAGCGTCACCGCAGAGCCGACGTCGAGCGCCTCCTGGCCGTTGGTGTCGGTCTCGTCCCAGAACGCCGTCGCGTTGCCGCTCCAGCTCTTGTTGCCGGTCTGAAAGGTCTTGTCGGCGTCGGCGAGGACCGTGTCCTCGATCAGCTCGGCCGAATGCTCGAGCTCCCAGCTGCGCAGCTCGGCGATGGCGGTGGTACCGATGTGCACCGTGCCCTCGCTTCCCTTGTGGTTTGCCCAGCAAACGAGGTAGTCCTCGGCGTAGGCCTTGACCGGCTCGAGCATCCAGCGCAGCAGCGCCAGGGCGACAGCGACGAGCAGCAGGCACAACACGATGAGGCGCGATCTGACGGTGCCGAACAGCGTTTTCATGGGGTGGGCTCCTTTCGGGGGGAAAGAGAAAAATCAGGCGAGCGCGGTGTCGGGCGCGGTCTCGCGGGTGTGGTACTCGAGCGTGAACGTCATGCGGATCAGCCAGGTCGGCTGCTCGGCCTCGGGGTCGCGCTCCTTGACGCTGCCGGAAAACAGCAGGTCCTTCGCCTTGCCGGAGAGCGTCGGCGCGGCGGCAAGCGCGGCACGCACTTCCTTCTCGATGGTGTCGAGCGTGCTGTCGATGTCGCCGGTACCGCGCGCGACCCCGACGATCACCAGATTGCACAGCTCCACCATGCGCCGGCTGCCTAGCTGACCGGACTCGGCCGAGGCCTCGGTCTCGTCGGTGTAGACGAGAAGCCCGGGCAGCTCGGCTTCCTGCAGCGGGCGCGACTCGGGACGGCCGGCGAAGCACCGGGTGCCGGTCGTCGTCAGGGCGTCGATGAGATCCTTCGCCGCGTCGCGGCACTGGGTGCGCAGATGGTCGGCCATCTATTGCTTCTCCAGCTGCAGGAGCACGGTGGCGCCGTCGTCCACCGGCTCGCGGTCGCGGATGGTGTAGGCGGTGCCGCTGATGGTGATGGTCGAGCCCGCCGCGGCGGCGGTGTCGGAGGCCTTGGCGAGCGCCACCGGGTTCGCCCCGGAGACGAGCTCCATGCCGCGCAGGTACTCGCGGTCGAAAATCACGTTCACCGTGGTGGTGCCGACGGTGGCGGCGATGGCGAAGTCGTCGTCGTCGAAGAAGACGCTGAGATCCTCGCTGAACATGACCTACCGTCCAGGCGTCTGCACGCGCGCGCGGCGCTGGGCAAGGCGCCACTGCCGGCCGAGCTCCTGCAGGGCGGCCCACACGGCGACGCAAAGCACGCGGCGGCGCACGCTCAAGCCTTGGCCTTCGGCTCGGCCTTGCGCTCGACGCGCTCGAAGAGCGGCGCGAGGGCCTTGCCGGGCGCGGCGGCGAGGCCGAGCAGCTCGCCGCGCTTGAACTGCACGGTGGCGAGCGCCTGGAAGCGGTTGCCGCCGAGGGGCTTCAGCAGGCGCACGCGCCGGTCGGCCTGGTCGGCGTTGAGTTCCAGCACGGTGCCGGCGGACAGCTCGACGATCGCCTTGGTGCGGTAGTAGTCCATCGTTTCCCTCCTGTCGGATGAGTTTTTTCCGGGCGTCCCGTCGCCGAGGCGCCAGAAAAAAACGGCGCCTGCGGGCGCCGTTTCGAGGCGAAGTGAAAAGCGAGCTGCGACTTACGCCATCGTCACCAGGCAGGCGCGCTGCCAGAAGCCGTAGCCGACGTTGCGCCAGGAGTCGATGCCGAACTGCCAGGCGTCGTTGTCGAACTCGAACTCCGAGCCCTCGGCTTTCGCCTTGAGCTCGACCGGCGTTTCCTGTTGCCGGATGAGGCCCTTGATCGGGCTGTCGGTGCGCCAGACACCGATCTTGGTGGTCCAGGTGGACCGGGCGTTCATCTGCACGTCGATCCTCATGTTGGCGGGCAGGCTCGGCACCAGGTTCTGCGCGATCGCGGTGAGCGACTGCGCCGAGACCGCGGCTTGCGCGATCAGGTAGGTCGCGGGCGGCGTGAGCACCATGAACGAGGAGGCGTTCTCGTTCATCGGCTCGCCCTGGTCGTCCTTGAACGCCATGATGGCGACGATCGCCTGCATGATGCATTGCTGCATCTCCTCGATCGAGGGGACGGTGGTCGAGCCGTGCACCTGGCAGGGCAGCGCCGAGATGTCGACCGAGAGGTCGTTCGACTGGCTGCCGGAAGCACCTTCCGAGTGGTCGGTGTCGAAGTAGTACTGCGCGTCGTAGCAGGCCGTCGACTCGCCGGCTTCGATCAGCGTGTGCAGCAGGCTCGCCCAGTGCGACACCGCGCGGTCGGCGTACTCGTTGACGCGCGCGATGATCTGGCCGGTCTTGTCGCGGCGCAGGTCGCGGCGCGCGATCTCGAGCGTCGCCTCGTAGTGCAAGTTGCGGATGACCTGCGAGGTCTGGCGCAGGTTCTTCGCCTGCCGGCCGCCGAGCCATTCGCGCATCGCCGGCGACTGGCCGAGCCAGGCGTAGGTTTCGCTCTCCTGGTCGGAGCCGAAGAGGTTCGAGACGCCGTTCACCCAGGCGAGGCCCGGGTTGGTTTCGAGGCGCAAATAGTAGGCGCCGATGATCGCGCGGCTCGAGAGAAGGGATTGGTCCATGTCGTTTTTCCTTTTCTCAGTTGTTGGTCTGCCGCAGCAGCGCGTCCACCTTCGCCGCAAGCGACGCGATGGCATCTGCCACCTCGGCCTGCACGTAGGTCGCGCTGATCGCAGCGATGGTTGCCGCGGCGGTGCCGCCGGAGCTGTCGGTGAGCTCGGCGAGAAGCCCGAGCGGCGGGTTGCCCGCGTCGAACTCGACGACCGCGCTTCCCGTGGCCACGAAGCGCACCGCGCGGCCGATGTGGCTCGAGGTGCTCTGCGTGAGCGTGAAGGTGTCGTCGTCGGAGGCGTACACGGGCTTCCCGACGTCGGTGATGTCGAAGCTCGAGATCGGCAGTTGGACGCGGCCGCGGTGGCGCAGGTTCACGTTGAGCGCGCCGTTCGCGCCGCTCGCGTTGTCGCACTTGCGGTTGGCGAACCCGAGAAACGGGTCGCCGGCGGCGAGCGGGCGGGCGTAGCCCGAGCCGTTGTCGCCGACCGCCGCGCCCTCGTAGACGATGTCGGACTGGACGCAGGCGTAGTCGTTGTTGTCGCCGAGTTCGAAGGCGCGCGGGCTGTTTGCAGCAAGAGTCGTCATGTCGGCCTCCTATCGGGCGGCTTTGCCGAGCACCTTGACCTGGCCGGCGGCGTTCGCGCGCTCGAAGGCGAGGAAGGACTCGTAGTTGGTGAATTCCGCGCGCAGCTTCGCGTCGCGGTCCCAGGCCTGCTTGCAGCGCTCCTCGAGCGGCGCCGTGGCGTCAGCCCCTTGCCTGCCGGCGTCGGGGTCGCCCGTCTCGCTCGCCGCGGCCGGGGCAGGCGCCGGCGCATCGGCGCGCAGGTTTTCGAGCGCCTTGCCCTTCTTCGCCTTCTCGGCGGCGAGCACCGCCACGGCCGCCTGCGGGCCGGTGGTCTTGCCGTCGAACTTGAGGCCCTTGATCAGGTCCTCGTGCCCAGGCAGCACCTGCGCCTCGACCGACTGGATGCGCTCGCGCTCGGCAGCACTGCCGGCGGCGAATCCCTCGTCGATGAGCGCCTTGGCGAGCTCGGGATGCTTCTCCTTCAGCTCCTTCAGGTCCATCGTGTCCTCTTCGGGTTTTGGGGTTTCGACACTCGGCGCAGCACCGGCGCCGTCCGCACCTTCGACCGGCGCGGCATTCGCGCCGGCGCCGAGGGCCGCGACACCGGCGGCCTTCATGCGTCGGCGGACGTACCGCCCGGAAGCGAGCTCGGCGACCAGGGCGTCGAGCGTGGAAGCACCGTCCACGAGCCCGGCCTGGATCGCCTGCCGGCCGATGAAGATGCGTCCATCGGCCATGTCGGAAAGCACCTGGTCGCTCGACACGCCGCGCTGCGTTGCGACGGCATCGACGAACAGGCTGTAGATGTAGTCCACCTGGTCCTGCAGGTAGGCGCGGCCCTCTTCCGAGAGCGGCGCGGCGCTCGAGCCCATGCGCTTGTACTTGCCGGCGTAGATGTCGGTGCGCCGGATGCCGGCCTGGGCGTCCATGCCGGAGTAGTCGACGTGCTGCATGGCGACGCCGATCGAGCCGATCTGGTCGCTGTTCGCGCCGATGTAGACCGCGTCGGCGGCCGAGCCGATCCAGTAGGCCCCGCTCATCATGTTGCCGTCGACCCAGGCGACGACGGGCTTCGCGCCGGCGCGCGCGTCCATGACCATGCGCCCAAGCTCCAGCGTGCCGTCGACCGTGCCCCCGGGCGAGTCGATCGCGAGGATCACGCTCTGCACGCTCGCGTCCGCGAGCGCCTTGGCGAGGTCGCGCGCAAGATACTGGAGCGACGTGCCGCCGGAGATGTCCATCATCAGATTCATGCGCTTGGCGAGCACACCCTCGACCGGCAGCACCGCGACCCCGCCTTCGGCCACCGTGTAGCCGCGCGGCTGGCTGGCGAGCGGCTTGCCGAGCTTCGCCTCGATCGCCGCGATGTCGATCTTCTCGCCGCGCAGATGCCGCCCGTAGATCTCGGTGATCTCGGCGAGCTTGTCGGGCACGATCGCCCAGGGCGAATTCAGGACATCGAGGATCTTCATCGCGGCCTTTCCCTGAAGTGTTTGTTTTTAGAACCGCACCAGCGCGCGCCCCAGCAGCGTGCGCCGGATGTGCCCGGCGAAGGCTTCATCCACTGCCCGCGTCGCTCCGTCGAGGCAGCCGTAGTCGTCGAACCACATCACCCCGCCCGGCACCATGAGCGGCGCGAAGCGCTCGCACGCGGCACGCACGCTGCGGTACTGGTCGGCGTCCACATGCACGAACGCGAACCCGGGCAGATCGAGCGCCGCCGCGGACTCCGGGAACACGCCGGCGACGATCACTGCATCCGGGATCGCCAGAGCGACCGCCTCGCGCGAGGTATCGCCGAAATCCCCGGGCTTGTGGACGTCAATCGGGTCGGCGAAGGGAATCCCCGAGAACGTGTCGAAGAGCCACAGCGCGCGTCCTTGCTCGCGCGCGACACCGGCGAGATGCCACGCCACGCCGCCCTTGTAGACGCCGAGCTCGGCGAACGCGCCGGCCGGGCAGCCCCGCGCCTCGCGTATCAGCGCGTCGATCAGGCTGCGCGGGACGAGCGAATGCGGCCTGGCGCCCATCACGCCGCGGCGCGCTCGCCGAGCCGCAGCAGTCGCTCGGTGAGCTCGACCACCGGCATCGGCTTGATCGCGGCCTGGCAGGCGGCGAGCTGGGTGTCCGGATCCTTGCGGCAACCGTTCCAGTCGCCATGCAGCCGGTGGCAGGGATAGCAAGTCACCTCGCCCGTGAGCGGCGTCGCGTTCACCCAGTGCTTCGTCAGGTTCTCGTCCGAGGAGTGCGACAGCAGCACGAGCTTCGGCATCGGCTCGAGCGCCACCGCGTTGAGGATGCCGGTCTCCTGCCCGATCACCAGATCCGCGTGCTTTGCCACCGCAAGCGCCATGCGCACGCCCCAGCGCTCGCCGATCGCGTGCAGCTGCGGGTGCTCGAAGAACCGCGCGCCCTTCAGATCCCCCAGCACGACGATGTGCAGCTCGGGGTTACGCTGCACCAGCCGCCCCGCGTACTCGAAAACGTGCGGCCAGAACTTGTTCACGCCGGTGCCGCACGCGGCGAGCGCCACGAGATGGCGCTTGTCGCAGCGCCACTTGCGCGCGGCGATGCGCTCCGCGTCGCTCTCGTAGAAGCGCTGCCGGTACTCTTGCGGCACGCTCGCCACCTCGTGCGCGGCCTCGAGGTAATTGCCGCCGAGATAGCGATTGCGCATCGCGTGCGGCCAGTGCCAGTTCGGCCGGTTCGGGTTCGCGAGCAGCAGGCACTCGAAGCTCTCGCCGAAGTCGACGAAGCGCGCGCATCTCGTGCGCAGGTACTTGGCGAAGGCGCGCAGCTCGCCCTGCGTGAGGTGCAGCGCGTCGTGGATCACCACGCGGTCGACGTGCGGGTCGTGCTTCAGCACCTCGGCGCCCTTCTCGCTCGTGTAGACCGTGAGGTGCCAGCCCTCGGCCTTGAGGTGCGGAAAGGTCGAGGCGGCCACCAGCGCGTCGCCAAAGCCGCCGAAGCGCACGGCAATCGCCCGCTTCGCCGGGTCGGACTCCTCGAGCGCCGCGCCCTGGCCGGCGCCGGGTTTTCTTTTCGTGTACACCTGGAAAAACGAGCACTCGTCGCCCTCGGCGCGCTCCTGGTTCTCGCGCAGCACCCAGTCCGGCGCCACCGCCTGCATCGCGCGCACGATGTCCTCCGGCAGGAAATCGTGCTTGTGCGCCGGGTTCGCGCCCTTGGTGCCGATGTTCGGATAGAGCTCCTTGTGCGGCAGATAGAGCACCAGGTGAGCGCCGGGCTTGAGCACCCGCCACCACTCGGCGAGCGCCGCCTGGTGGTCCTCGATGTGCTCCAGGCAGTGCGACGAGAACACGAAGTCCATGCTCGCGTCGGCGAAGAGGAGCCGCGTGACGTCGCCGTCGATGTTGCCGCGATGGCCGATGCCGCGGTCGACGCCGATCGCGTGCGGCACCACTTTCCAGGCACCGCAGCCGATATCGAGGCCCACGCCCTGCAGCCAGCCCGCCGCCTCCCAGCGGATCTTGCCGACCTCGCCCTCGGCGTAGGCGCGGTTTTCCTTCGGATCGATGGACCAGGTCATTTCACCGCCCGCAGCGTCATGCGGATCTCGCTCGCGATGTTGTTCCGCTCCGCGACCAGGGTGTCGAGCTCGAGCGCGGTGATCTGCCCGCTCCGGAACGCCTCCAGGTACTTGGGCTCGATCACCAGGCGCTTCTCCACCAGATCGAAGTCGACGTCGTGATAGACCGCGAGCGGCGTGTTCGAGGCGCCGATCTCCTTCCAGCGCGCGCAGTTCTTCTTCGAGAAGAGACTCAGCACCTCCGGCGTGATCACGCGCACATGCGTCGGATCGCCGAGGAAGTGGTCGTGCCGCGGATGCGGCACCACGATCTTCACCAGCGCGCCGGGCGCGCACACGCGGTAGAGCTCGCGCATGATCGCGATGAACGCCTCCGGCGTGCGCCCGAGGTGCTCGAGCGTGTGCACGAGGAGCACCTCTTCCGCCGAGCTCGTCTCCCACGGCCAGGGAATCTCGCGCTCGAGGTCGCGCTTGACGTCCGGCGTGCCCTCCTTGTCGACGTTGATGTAATCCGCGAGCAGATGCTGCCCGCAGCCCAGGTGCAGTTTCATTGGCTTCCTCCTGTAGAAGCTCCTGGTCGAGTGACGACGCGGCGGGCCGGCCCAGGAAAGCCGGTTTTCGGGTGCCCCCTAGCCGCGCCGATCCGGCGCCTCAGTTAAGCGTTGCGTCGATGTCGAGGCTCGCGCCGGTGCCGGCGATCGAGGCAACCACCAGGGCCATTCCGGCATTACCGCGGGTTTCCACGCGCAGCCTTTGCTTGAGCGGGTTGAAGGTCGCCGCAGCCCCGCCGAAGGTGAGCGCCGTCGGTGTTCCCGCCTGGTAGGTCGCGGTGCGCGCGTTGTAGTAGAACGGGATCACCGTGAGCGCCGGCACTGCCGCGTCACCCGAGCGCGTGAGCGTGAGGTCGAAATCCACGTACTGATAGCCGGCGCAGTCGACCGGCGAGGCGGGGATGCTGAAGGCGGTGTTCACCGCGTTGCTCGCCGCATTCGCGGCAAGTCCGGTGCCGACTTCCTCGATGTCGACCGCCCCCGCCGTTCCGCCGGCGCCGGTCGTGCCTACCGCAGTGATCTTGATGCCGCTTGCGCGTTGCGCTTCGGTGATCCTGCCGACCCACTTCGCCGCGGCACCGTCGGTCGAGCAGTAGATGTCGTAATACGACGCGCCCGCAACCGCCGCGAAAGCCGCCCTGACGGTGAGGTTCGTGGTCTCGGTCGTCACCGTGGTGTTGCCCTGCTTCGCCGTGGTGCGGCCGTAGGCGTTGCCGGCGACGACGAAGACCGTGTGCTCGCCGGCATCGCAGGAGCCGCCGGCCTGTTTGGTGCAGGTGACGGTGCCCGGTAGCGCCAGCACATCCGCCGCGGTCACGGCGCTGCGATAGGCGGCTGCCGCGGCAGCGAACACCGCCGACGGTGCCTGATGATGTTCTCGGCTCATTTTCGATTAGCCCTCCGGTTGCTCGGTGTCGTTGTCACCGCGATCGGTTGCGTTGCCTTTGGCCGGGGCCGGCGCCGCGGCCGGCGCCATCGCGCTTGGCGCCATGAGACCATGCATGTCGCGCATCTTCTTCTCGCGCCCGGCCTGCTCAAGCGTGCCCGCCGCGTCGCCGCCGTTGTAGGCCGCGATCTCCTCGTCGAGCGTGGTGAGGTGCATCTCCATGCGGGTCTTCGCCGCCTCGGCTTCCTTCGAGGGGTCGATTGCGCCCGGGCCGTCGCCGTGCCACTTGGCGCAGCTGTAGGCGTAGCGCAGCAGCGGATCGTCGAAGAAGCCAGGCGCGTCGATGCGGTTGCGCGCCACCGCCTCGGCAAGCCACGTCTCGTAGATCGGCTGGCAGAAGGCGCTCGCCATCCAGGCGCGGCGCACGCGGAAGAACTTCCAAGCGTCGAGGAGCGCGGCGCGCGCGGCGCTGTAGCTCGCCATGTACTTCTTCGCGAGCACCTCGTGCGGCAGCTGCAGCGCGGCGCCGATCTGCTGCAGGTAGCTCTGCCAGAACGGGTCGAAGTTGGCGTTCGGCCGCCCCGGGTTCGTCGAGATGATGTCTTCGCCGGGGCGCAGCTGCGCGACCAGCCCGGGGGTGAGCTTGCCGTCCCAGGAGGTGTCCTGCGCATCCGAGGTGCCGCTCGCCGGCGGCACGCCCTGCGTGGCCGACTCGAGCGGGCTCAGGCCCGCCGCGCTCTCGCTTTTCACGAACACCGCGAAGAACGCCGACACCACCGCGGCGTCGACCTCGGCCTCGCTGTAGCGGTCGAGCTGCTTGAAGGCCTCGATCACCGGCGCGAAGTACGGCGCGCCGCGCGTCTGGCCGATGCGCAGCCGCTCGTAGAGGTGCAGCACCGCGCGCCGCCCGGTTTTCGCGCCGAAAGCGTCGACCGTCATCCACTCCTTCGCCACCGCATCGAGCGTGTGCGCGCCCGGGTGCCGCTTGAGGAAGTGGTAGCGCACCGGAGCGCCGAAGTCGTCGAGCTCGACGCCGCCGGCGAGCTTCTGCGTGTCGGCCTTACCGTCCTTGTTGCAGACGCGGTCGGCCTCGATGAGCTGCACCGCGAGGCTGTAGGCGCGCCCGCGGCGCTCGACCATCGGCAGCAGCGCCAGGGTGTCGCCGTTCTCGAGCGTCGAGCGGAAGGCGAGATCCTGCAGCCCGTAGAAATCCTGCGTGCGCGTGACGTCGCAGTCGGGAGACTCAGCCCAAAGCGCAAACTCGTACTCGGTCTTGCGCTTCCACGCCGCCGTTTGCTCCTCGGTCCAGCCGAGGAGCTCGCGCTTCGGGTCGGCCTTGGGCATGAGCCCGGTGCCGATGACGTTGGTCGTCACCGTGGCGAGCGCGCCGGTGGCAAGCGGCGCGTTGCGCACCAGGTCGCGCGAGCGCTCGCGCAGCGTCGGCAGATCGGGGAGGAGGTCCGAGTCTGCCGAGCCGCCGAGCGTACTCCAGCCGGAAAGCGAGCGCTTGGAGCGCGAGCCGCCCTTGTAGCCGCCAGCGAGCGCGAGGCGCATGCGCGCGCGCATGCGGGTCTCGCCCCATACCGGAAAGGCGTAGCGGATCGCGCGGTCGAGGAGCGTTTCGCGCACCGCGACGTCCTGGCCGGCGACCCGGAAGTTGATCTGCATCGCGCCTAGCCCGGGTAGACGCCGCGGATGACGACGCCGCCGCCGTTCGCCAGGCGCTCGACCTCGGCGCGCCAGAACGTGATGCGCTCGCCGATCTCGGCGAGGTCGGCGCGGCGCAGCCGCCGCGAGCCGATGGAGTACTCCTGCCCGCTCGCCACCTTCACCTCGGCGGCGAGCCAGGCGTCGAGCATGGTCTGTGCATCGGCTTGCGTGTACCCGGCCATTTCAGTTCTCCGATCGGATGCCGCGATTCAGGACGCGCTGCCTGGGGCGCGCGATTCCAGACGTCTGCACAGGGGCGCCCAAGCTCGCCGGCGCCGCGCCCGCCGAAGGTGCAGCTCCCGGAGCACCCTCGGCGGGCGGCGCGGCGAACAGGTCCTGCTGGTTCGGGTTGATCAGCCGCTCGATCGCGTCCCAGTTGACGCGCGACAGCCCCGCCGACTCGGCCGCGGCGTGCGCCATGCCGGCGCAGTCGAGGTCCTCGTTGCGCCGCCCCTTCTCGAGCAGCCAGTCGACGCGCGGATGGCCGCGCACGTAGCGCGTCACGCGCCGCTCGGCGGTGAGCTGCTCGAAGCACTCGTCGGGCAGGCCGTTCGGCAGGTGCACGTAGCCGGGCCCGGCCTGCTCGACCTTGAGCCGCGCGTACAGCGCACCCTTGGCGGTGTCGGAGCCGTACTGCCAGATCTCGACGCCTTCCTTCAGGATCTGGCCGCGGTAGTTCACGTCCTGCTTGGTCGGCTTGCCGATCAGGGCCTTGCCGGCCACCGCCTGGCCCTTCACCGCGATCACCCGGCTGGTGTGGCGCCACTTGCGCGCGAACACCCGCACGTAATGCGTGGTAACGCCGTCGCCGGCGTCGATCGCCATGCGCGTGAGCCGCAGGCTTTGCCCGCCGGCGTGCGCCCAGCCCTTCGCGAGCAGCTCCTCGAGCGCCTGCCAGGTCGAGTCGAGCGCCGGCGAGCCGAAGATCTCGTGCCGGTCGATGAGCCAGCTCTCCAGGTCGCGCCCGAAGCCCCAGATGCCGACGTGCAGGCGGTTGTGCTGCACGTCGACGCCGGCCGCCAGCAGCAGGCACTTCGCCGGCACCATGCCGCCGACGCGCCAGGCCGCCTCGACGCGCTGCTTGAGGAAATGCGGCTCGATCGCCTCGCCGGCCTCGTCGTAGGCCTCGCCGAGGACCGTGTTGTGGAAGGTCTTCAGCTTGGCGCCGCTCGGGTCGCGCTCGGCGGCGAGCTTCTCCAGCACCACCTGGCGCCAGGTCATGCGCGCGCCCAGCGGGATGTAGAGCGCGTTCAGCTTGTAGCCCTTGGCGCGGTCGGGCCCCGGGTTCTGCGCGACCCACCGGCCGCGCGCCAGCATCTCGGTCTTCGCATGCTCGTAGATCGGCGCCTGGCAGCGCGCGCACTCGTAGTGCACGTCGAGGAGCTCGCCGGTGTCGCGCTCGAGCGCCCCCGGCGCCTCCGGCGCCGCCACCGTGACCTCGCCGGTCGCCGGATCGGTCAGCTCCCAGGCCTTGCGCGTCTCCCAGCGCAGCTGCTCAAAGCGCAGCGGCTGCTCGTGGCCGCAATGCGGGCACGGCACGTAGTACAGGCGCTGGTCGCTCGCCTTGTAGGCCTTGTCGATGCGCCCGCCGGTGATGGTCGGCGTCGAGGCCTTGAACACCTTGCGCCGCGCGAAGCGGTCGGTGCGCCGCTCGGCGAGGTCCTCGGGATCGCCCTGGCCGTCGACGTCGTCGGGATACTCCTCGATCTCGTCGAGAAACAGGTTGCGCACCGGCGTCGACTTGAGCTCGGTCGCGGAATTCGCGCCGGCGAGCACCAGCACGCCGCCGTCGAACTCTTTCAGCAGGATCGTGTTGCCGCTATCGCGCGACTTCGCCTCGCGCACCTTGTCGCGCAGCGCCGGGGTGTCGACGATCATCGGCCCGATGCGCGTGCGCGAGGCGCGCTTCGCCGCGTTCGAGGTCGGCAGCACCATCATCGTCGGCCCGAGCCCCTGGTCGATGATCGAGCCGACCCAGTTGTTGCCGGTCTCGGTCTTGCCGACCTGCGTGCTCGCCTGCATCACCACCAGCGGCGTCGGGTCCGACGGCGAGAGCGCGTCCATCGGCTCGCGCAGGTACGGCGTGAGCTCGGTGCGCCACGGCCCCGGCGCCGGCGACGACATCTTCGAGAGGATGCGGTGCCGGTCCGCCCACTCGCTCACCGTGCGCTCCGGGTCGAGCGCCAGGCCCTCCGCGAACGCGCTACACCAGAGTTGCGTCGGGTTCGCGAGCGGCGGCAGCGCCGGCGGCTCGTTCATCCAGTCCTGCAGAGAGTTCACGGATCACCTTCTGCAGCTCTTCGGTGAGCAGCTTGTGCGCGCGCGACGGGCTCGCCGGATCGAGTACCGGCGCGATACGGTCCGGGATCGCGAGCAGCGCGTTGCGCATGCGCCTGGCGGTCTCGACGGCTTCCTTGCGCACGCCCGCCGCGTGTACCAGCACCGCGGCGCGCTCGAGCGCCTGCATCTCCTTCAGCTGCGCGCTCGCCTTTGCCTCGCGCGTGCGGTGCTTGAGCAGATCCAGCCGGTCGCCCGCCTCGGCGCCGCCAGCATCCTCGTCATCGCTGCCTGAGCCGAGATCGAGCCCCTGCGCGGCAGGCATCGCCGGCATCACGCCGCCGTTGCCGCGCAGCTGCTGATCGACGTCGGTGTTGCGCGTCCATTGCGCATCCGCGATTACCGGGTCGATCTTCAGCTTTCCCGTGGCCTGGTCGACCACCGCGTTGATGCGGCCCGTCTTCAGCGCCTTCTGCACCGCTGCCAGCGTCACGCCCCGGTGCTTCGCGTACTTTCGATAGCTGAGAAGCTGGGCCATGGGCAACCTCCGACCACCTGAGCGCGACTACTGACCGCCCCAGGTGACCACCCCAGGCGAGGCGACTGACTAGCTGAATTTCGCGGTCTGCCGAT